TCTATTTGCTTGAGATGCTGTAAATAATGGAACTTCATACTCTCCTGCTACCCCACGTAAATCTTCATAAATAGATTCCAATTCATGACGCATTTCTTTTCTAGCGACTGCACCTCTTAACAAATCTGCATAATCGACAATTACTAAATCTGGCTTTTTGTCAATTAAAATCATTTTTTCGATGTGAGCTCTAATGGTTGAACATGAAGCTGTTTTAGTAGGATAGTATTTAATTACTAAATTACCTTTTAATTTTTCAACTGCTGCAGTAACTTCATCAATATTATACTTTAAGTTTTGTGCTGCGATACCTGTTAGCACAGCATCATATCGCTGTCCTACATAAGCATCATTTAACTCCAATGTATAATGAACTACATTTAATCCTGCTTTAATTGCGTGGGCTCCTACATTAATAAGACCCCAAGATTTACCAATACCTGCCGGAGCTACAAATACAACTAATTCTCCTTTGCCAAATCCTCCATCTGCTAAATCATTAATAACAGGCCATGGAGTAGGTATACATGCTCTTACATTATCCATATACCTCATAGCAGTGGATTCGTTATATTCATGACCTACCTCTTTATCAGCTCCTGCTTTCATTGCAGCATCAATAGCAGATTTAATTTCATCATATTGACCTTTTCGAAGAAGTTCAACTGAATCTAAAATTGCTCTTTTAATACATTGGTTCTTACAGAAGTCGACTGTTTCTAACTTAACAAATTCTAAATCATTGGATTCTAAATATCGATATGAATCTTTTAAAGTTTCAATAATAGATGTTTTGAGTACATCTCTATCAACGTCATTCATTTTAATTTTAAATACGTCTAGAGTTGGTGCACACGCATACTCACTGAAGTATTTAACTATAGTCTCTACAATCCATTGGTTGGCTTCTGATTCAAAAAAGTCTGGCAATAAGATGTCGGCTACTTGTTGTAAAAATGCTTTGTCTGTTAACAAAGATGATACAATCTTAACTTGAAATCCGTGACCAAAATTACTTAACTTATCAGACATATTTTTTTATTTACCTAAATATATTATATTCATTTGTAACTAACAATTATTTTTGACTGAATGCGGCTAATGTTCCAAAACTATTTGCTAGCCAAGAATCCACATTAGGAATAACTGCATATACTTTATCAGCCATAAACATTTGTTTAAAGTTGAAAGTATCCATTAATGGAATTTGTTGATTTGCTATGTCAGCAATAATTCCTTTGTAATTAGCAGATATATCTAAATCTTCCAAAGACATTAGTGCCCAATTAAGTCTTAATTGAACTTCACAATCTACTACAGTTTGATAAACTTTGTGAACTGCTTTGTTAGCTTTGCAATAATCTAAAATATCTTCTAATCCTATTGTATCATTACTTAATAACATTGGAAATTTAGACTGCATAGTCTTTATTCCAACACCTTTTATTCCTTTGATATTGTCAGATCCATCACCCATAAATACTTTATAATGAATAAAGTTATGAGAAGGAATTCCAAATTTAGTAGCTACTTCCTCTGGAGTATAGAACTTCTTTTCTACAGGTCTCCATACTGAAGTTTTTGCATCTACTAATTGAATAAAATCTTTATCATCTGACATTATAATTACTTCACTTTGTTTAGGTCTGAATACTTCAGTTGCTAAATAAGCTATTGTATCATCTGCTTCTATATTATCTATAGAAATAAGTGTCATAGGTAAACATTGTAAATATTCAGAAAGCTTCGCCATTTGCAGACGCAGTGATTGAATTTCCTGTTCTTGAGTTTGGTCTCCAATATCATCACGTCTATTAAATCTGGTAGGTACTGACCTTCCTTCTTTGTAGCCCGAGTGCATTTTCTTTCTTCTTGCAGAACCACCTTTACCATCAAATACAATTATACACCTTGTAGGTTTGAATTGTCTAATAATAGCAGCAATGGATCTTAAGAATCCTACATAACCTCCGATATGGTCTCCATCGTCATTGACTAATGGTACCGCACTAAAACAACGAATAAAAGAATTCAGGCCGTCGACAATTAACACTTTACTGTCTTTGCCTAGGCCTGAGTCCTGTTTATCGTGGTCTTCGCGAATCTGTCTTAATAAATCAGCGTAACCTTTCATAACTATTTAAGAATCTTCTCCTTCAAATTCTGTTTCGATTTCAATATCATCTACTCCAAAATGTTCTCCGGCTTTGTAATTAATAATATACTTTTCACAAATTGTTCTATATACTTGCTCTTTCATTTCAGGATCATCCATTAATTTAGATTGAAAATCCTTTGATTGAAATTTGATTATCTCTCCAGTGTCAGTGTTAGTATATGTATACCACGCTCCTGCTTGAGTAACCAAACCATGATTTTTCAACATTGTCAACCAAGAACCATAATCATCTATACCAGAGTCAAAATAAATTTCATAATCTACAGAACGCAAAGGCGGGCCCATACGATTTTTAACTACCTGAGCTCTTGTTGTTATTCCTAACACTGCTTCTGGAGCATCTGAAGATTTAGCTAATTTAATTTGACCTACTGATTTAAGACGTAAACGAACTGATGAGTGAAATGCTATTGCTTTTCCACCTGACGTTGTCCATTGGTCACCAAATGATACTCCTAATCGAGTACGTAACTGATTTGTAAATATTAAACAAATACGCTCTCTACCAATGAAATTGGTAATTTTACGCATTGCTTTTGATAGGATAATTGCTTTAGAAGTTGCCCACCCGTCTTTGTCATAATCTGATGACATTTCTTGTTTTGTCGAAGCTCCTGCTACAGAGTCTACTACAATAGTAACTAATCTATTTTTAGCATTTTTCCTTACTGATTCCACAATCGTTTCAATAGATTCGAATATGTCTTCAACAGTATCTAAAGGTACATATAACATATCCTTTAAATTGATACCTATTGCTTCAAGGAACTCTCTAGATATAGCATTTTCAGTATCTATATAAACTGCCAATCCACCTTTCTTTTGAGTATCAGCTAAAGCATGTGCCGCTAATAGTGATTTTCCTGAAGCTTCTAAACCTGTGATTTCACAAATTCTTCCTACTGGTAATCCACCATTTGGTCTATTAGCAATAGCTAAATCTAACATTGTAGAACCTGTCGATATCCATTCTGTGACGTCTGAAGGTGAATCTGAATCTCCTTCTAAAAAATAAGCTACTTTATAGTTAGAGCTTTTAAATTTCTTATTAAGGTTATCAGCTAACACTGACGCCAAGTCATCTTCTAATAAAGATGCTTCTTCTACTGGTTTTGTTTTTTTCGCCATAATTCTCCTAGAGAAACCTTTCGGTTTTCTCTACTATTGATTAAATAAGTTGTCGAATGCTGAAGCTACATCATCTACTTTTGCAACTGGAGCTGCATCAGCGATTCCCGCTTGATTTGCATTAACTGCTTTTGGAGCAGTAGTGGCACTTTCTTCTGCCGCATTTTCAGGATCTAACCAATTGTGTAACAATTTAGTCATTTCATCATATGAGTACTCTTTGAAAATGTCTGTCGCTTTTGGTTGGTTACCTAACTTCTCTAATACACTTTTGTCAGATGTTACTGGTGTTTGATTAGGTTTAACGCGAATAGATGTTTCTGGGTATGATTTACCAGTTGAGTCAGCAGCTTTGAATTCTACAGATACATCACGTCCAGCAACTGGATCTGTGATATCTCCATAATCAGGATCTGAAATAAATCCTAAAAGTTCTTGATATACTGATTTACCGAATCCCCAAAACTTAACTCCTTCAGATTCTTTACCTCTTACAATAATAGGCACATAACAACGCATTGTTGGCTCTAATTTCTTACCAGCTTTCCAATCGTCTGAATTTCCTGTTGATTTAAGTTTGTCTCCGAATTCCATAATTGGGTCAGGGCGACCAAATGACATTGGAGATAGTACAGATTTTCCACCAAAGTTATAATGGAAATAAAGTTCAATAAATGGATTCTCTCTGTTGTGTTGATAAGGTACAATACGAACTACTTGAGTGCCTGGTTCAGGCTTCCATAAATTGTTTTGTTTTTGTGTTACATTTTGTAACGAGTTTAATTTTTGCTTGATAGCGTCTAAATTAATAGCCATTTTGTTTAATTTTATTTGTTAATGAATAATTAATAATTAGCAATTGCCGATGTAACTCGAGTGTCTAGAATGTTCTACTTACATTTCAATAACTAATATAACTTAAATATAAGGTAACCTTTTGATAGTACCTAATATTTTTTTATTTATTGTTTTTAGCATCTGTATAAACGGTTTTCAACCATTTAACGAATCCCATTTTTTCGTCTTGTTTGATATTTGGATATTCTTTGAAGAATTCCATTGCAAATTGATTGAATGTTGAAGCATCTTTTGCCATTTGATCTACATCACCCATTGCACTTTCGTTAATTCCTGATACAGGACTGTTTTCAATTTTTTCCAATGAAATCCAATATACTTTATCATTTCCATAATTGTCTATGAAAGACGCTTTTACCCCTGTATGTTTTTTAATGACTTTACCTAATCCTGACTCTGGCCCACCATATTTATCATCTTTAACTTTAACCATTAAAAATTCTTCATTACTTGAAGTTCTTTTTGCTGGAGCTTTGAAGTCTATAATAGTAAATTGACTTTTAATTAAATTTTCTAATTTTTTAACCGTAGCATCTACATTTTCATTAATTCCTAATTTGCTAAGTTTATTTTCTGTAATGTATTCATAAACATCACCTTTGAAGTTTTGAAGACCTTTTTCTTTACTATAATATAAAGTCATTGGTTGGTTACTACGATTTAGTACTTCAATTTCTTTGATATTACTTGAACCGCCTAATATTCTCTTTATTGTGTATGTCCCTACATTGCCAGTTCTACTATTTTTTAATTCTATAGTATCTTTTACTTTCATTTTAGATGCATCGAAATCTTCATTAATTCCTAATATTGCATTTAATTCAGAAAGAACTAATTTAAGTTTGGTTGGGCTCAAAGTTCTTAAACGGTCTAATCTATTATCCATTCCTGAAGAACCTTCATATCCTGTAACTATATTAACAGTTAATGGATTGAATTGACTTTGATTTTTTCGTATAGCATCTGCTATCTTTTTCTTATTAGCTTCATCACCTTCAATTACATTGTGAATTCTGCTAGCTAAATCTTTTTGTATTGAAGTAGCTTCATTAATTCCTTCAACAAGGTTTCCTGCTTTGTCTATAGCATTTGAATACAAATATTCTCCTTTGCCATTGTAAGTAATTAATTTTGCTACATACTCTTTAGTTGCTGGATTCCAAAAGTGGATTTTTCCATCAGGCTGTGTCATATGCTTTAAAATTCCTTTTTTAGCATTTAACATTAAATTGCGATATACTGCTGGGGTCAAAGTCTCATGGTTAGTTAATAATTTACTGTCGACTGCATTTAATGCTTCACTTAATACTTTTTTAACTTGTTCTTTGATAAGAGATCTAAATTCAGATGCTTTCATATTATAAATTTATGATTTGATATACTTTGGTATGAAGTACTTTCAATTCGTTATTTGATGTTACTAGTAGTGCATTGGTATATTTTGTCCAATCCACAGAAAATTTAGTATCTAACACTCCATTGTTTTCTTGGCGAATTAACGCATTCAATGAATTGATAGTATACATAGTGTTAGTTTCTTTTTTTCTATGTACTAACATTGCAGCTGGTAATTGTTTTCTTGTATTACCTTTCTCCACATTGAAGCTACATATTAGCTCTGGGCTATCTTGAATTGATAACACAAAAATCCTTTTATACACAACCTCATAAGTTTTATCGATCATTTCTATCGAATTGTCGATTAAGTCCTCCGTGGAGAACACGCATATTAATTGTATCAAAGTGTGTATATATTATAAGTGATTTTGTCATATATAAATATCGCTAAAACTTTTTTTCTGCTAGAATCATGTTATGATAATCTGGTCCAATCTCCAATTTCGTTGGGAACTTCCCTTTTTGTTCTAATTCTTCTTTGATTATTTTCAATACTTTTGCACCATCTCTTTTGTCAAAATCAAACAAAAACGAGTCATAGGTATAAAGTATCAACTTTGAAGAGTAGTTTGAAATACGTTGGAGTATATTATGAATAACGGCCATGTTTCTTTCGGTTTCATAAGACTGTAAAACATAGTTTAAAAGCTT